AGCGTAGAAACGGTTGTTAACCATTTTCTTAGCGTATCTTGTCATGATACCTTTAATAGGTGTGAAGTTGAACGGGTTATACATTGTAGGTGTTAATTGTAGAGGTACATACGGTGCGTAAATGTAACCTGTGTCTAACAATGATGTTCCTTTGTGTCCAATCAAAACTTGGTTTGGTGGGAAGTAAGGATCACGGTAAACTTGGTAACGACCTGAAAGTGTACCTACTCTTTCGATACCCATGTTGAACTGATCTTGCTCAGGAGCCGCGTTAGATACATGGAAGTATTCTAAATCGTCAAAGATTGCAGAAACCTCAGATGATACAACGATCCAGTTAGCTCCACCTCTCAATGTAGATTTGTGGATTTGTGCTGACAATTGGTTGATTGCTGTAATCAAAGTTTGGTTCCAGTCTTTCTGAGTGTAAGAAACTTGGTTGTTGATTCTTCTCCATCCGTTGTAGTCCCAACGAAGGTTCCAAGCCGCTCCTTTTCTCAAGTCACGAAGGATTTCACGGTCGATCTCTGCTGCTACTTGTTCTGATAACAATGCTGTCAATTCAGCTTCAGCGTCGATGTTGTGGAATGCCGCCACATCTTGAGCTAGTTCAGGAGACCATTGTGCTCTTAGTTTTCTTTCTGTAACAGATACAGTTACTGACTCAAGGTCAAAAGAAACCTCACCAATTTGATCTTCGAACTCAAGGTTAGCATATCTTCTATACCAAGCCAAGAATGATGTTCCAGATGGAGCCTCATTGATTGTAGTACCTGTGTAACCATCTAAAGAAGAAGCGTCACAATCAGCACATATTGGACAAGAAAGATCCACTTCTAAGTAGATACAACCATTTTGGTCACAGATGTCATTGTAGTTACCACCATTACCTGTGTTAGTACCTGTAGCGTTACCTGAATTTCTAAATACAGTTTGTGCGTTAGTACTTGTAGGTTGAACGATACCTTTACCGTAGATTTGAGTTACAACTCTAAACAATAATGGTTTGAATACTGGGCTAGACGCAGTACCACCTGTAATTACTTGACATGGTGTAATATCGTAATCTAAAACTGGTGTACCGTAGATTCTCAAGTCAGAAAGGAAAGACTCAGTATCCATTTCGTTACCGTCAGGACCGATTAATTTTCCTGTACCTGCATTTGCAAATCCACAAAGTTTCATGATAACTTTTCTGTAGTTACCAGCTGGAAGTTCAGCACCTAGTGGAGGAGTACCAGAGGCGATTGATGCGCTTACTAAATCACCACCAACCCAAGTTTGGATTGTTGTGTTAGCCGTTACTGCAGTCCATCTACCTTTAGAGTAGTCAAACAATCCTGGAGGATCTAAGTCAGCCTCATTTCCTTCGTAGAATAAATCATAAAGATCTTTCTTGTAAGAGTAAGGACCATTTGGTGGATAACCTTGGTTAGGGTCATTTTTTCCTGAATTTACCGCCTCAGGTGAACCAATTGGTGCATAGTGATCACCACCTGCGTTAGCAACATTTGTTGCATCGTTACTTGGATATCCGTTTGCAAGTAAAGATTCTGCATTTTGGTATCCTTGGATACGAGGTACGAAGTAGAACAATTTACCGATAGGTAAGTTCATTGCTTGTACTGATACGATGTCGTTAGCCAACAATTTAGAGAATACTCTTCTTACGATTGGGAAAACAACTGTTTCAAACGCTCCGTTAGAAGAACCGTCAGAAGTTGCTTCGTTAATCAAGAAAGATGCTTGGTTCTCATATAACTGAGCTACATTTTCTTTTAAGTGACCTTTTAGACCATCTAAGAAGCCTAATCTGTCCCATTTGTTAATTGTGTCTTCTTTGATAACTTTAAGGTGTTTTAACCCGATGTTACCTACAAGACCTGATTCTAATAATGCTCCCATTTTTTTGGTTTTTTTATTATTTTTGGTTTATGTTTATTTTATTTTACCCATCAAATCCTTCATTCTCAAGAATTGAGGATTTTCATAAGTTTTTGATTCAATCAAATTGACTGATGAACCTGTTTCAACAGATCTGTTTACAGTTCTTTCAATTGACTCGTTTATTTTTTGTTCTGATGAAGAACTACCAGTACTCAATTCGTTTTTGATAGATCTGTACAGATTTTTTGATTCCTTCAAAGATTCAACATTATCAAATCTTCTTAGAATATTTATTTTTTCTTGTTTTGTCGTTGAGTGTTCAGTGAACAAACGAGTTGCGTAAGCCAAATTAGAGTTGAAAACTGCAACCTCATTCAATTTTGTTCTGAAAACATCAAGAGCTTTTCTGTACTCTTCATTTTTTTCTCTCAACAATTGAACTTCTTGATTATTTCTACTTTCATTAACTCTTGTATTAGGTCTTTGTCTGATCTCTTGTCTATTCACATTTTGATTAGATCCTTTTCTGTTTCCAACTTTGTTAGCTCTTGTGTAACTATTAGTTCTTACGGCTTCCTTAGTTTCAACTTTTTTCATTTCCATCTTATCACCCTCTTTATATTCAAATCTGGCCTTTCCTGTTCCTTTAGCTTTAACACCGTCTTTACCAAACGCAGGTTTTTGTTTCTTTGTAGGGTAATCAGTAGTTTTACCATATTTGAACTTAGGTCCGTGTCCTATACCAACACCTTTTGGTTTTACAGATTTTTTCAATGATTTTTTTACAGCTTCCATTACAGATTCGAATTTATCTTCTTCTTCGTAATCCATACCTTCAGCCATTTCGATTTCGTCTTCTTCTTCATAATCCATGTCTTCATACATATCAACACCTTCTTCCATTTCATAGTCTTTATAATGACCACCTTTACCATATTTTCCACCACCAACATCACCCATTTTATGGCCATGTCGTCTGTGGAAATCATGTTTGTTACCTCCAAACATTTCATCTTCTTCGCCATCCATTTCGATTTCAAACACCATGTCAGAATCTTCCTCATCCATTCCATAACGATTACCCTCAAAATCTACTTCAGCATCCCCGTATAGATCATCATCTTCATCAACCTCTTGAGAATCCATTTCAATTTCGTAAATTCTTTCGTCATCTTCAAAATCCATTTCCATGTCCTCATCCATTTCAAAATAATCTTCAGAATCAATGTCAATGCCTTCCAAATCAGATTCACCTAAATGAATCATGTACTCGTCCTCACCGTCTTTAAGATGAATATTTTCACCATCTTTTTTAACAATAATTCCGTCTTCATCCCCCATAGCTTTGAATACTCTTAAAACTTCATCGTCGGATGCATCTGTCATGTCGATAGTTTCGTCATCGTCCATAGCCATTTCGTCATCGTCCATAGCCATTTCATCATCGTCCATAGCCATTTCATCATCGTCCATAGCCATTTCATCATCGTCCATAGCCATTTCGTCATCGTCCATGTCTTCAGGTGCGTTAGCGTCTGGTGTTGGTTCGTCAATCTCGTCGTCTTGTTCTTTAAGAGATTCTTTTACCAATTGTTTGATTTCTTCACTCATCGTAGATTGAAGTATTCCTTTTGCATTCTCTTGAAGAGTCTCCTCCAAATTCTTGATTTGGAAAAGTGCTTCTTCTACTACATTTTTGTTATAACTCATTTTTTTTTAAATAGTTTTCTAATAAATATTCACTTTTTTTAAAAAAATTCGTATAACAGTACTTTTAGACAAAAAAAAAGGGAAAAGAACATTTCGTCCCTTTCCCTTTCCGTTGAAATTTTTTTCTTTTAGTTTTCTATAACCTCATCGATTTTAGATTCAACTATTGCGGTAATTCTCCAATCCATAGAATAATTTTCATAAACTTTTGTCACTTTTGCTTCGACATCAGTTGGTGAATAACCTTTAACAAGTTTTTCTTCTCTCATTTTTTTAACCTTGCCTGTGTTCTCATCAGGCATGTCTGTAGTAATTTTTGCAATAAAATATTTTTCGTCCATAATTAATTATTTGTTCAAATAATCGGTCAATCTATTCATTAAGTCAAGCGAATTACCACCAGCAGATCCAATATGTCTTTCGGCCTGCATTCTTTTTTCCTCATCTAAGTTTTCTTCAAAGTTCATTCTTTCATCTTTATCTCTGAAAAGATATGCACCTGGCGTAGATGGAGAAGATACCAAGTCAAAACAAATTAATTCAAAATCATCTTGTACTTCATTTTGTTCACCAACTTTTTTTAGTGACCCCACACCACGAGAAGATATACCTAATGTTACACCTTGACGAAGATAGTTTGCGGCTAAATCTCCTTTTGTAGAAACAATCCCTCTTTCGTGGAAACCTGGACTTGTAAGTAATTTCAGTTTACCTAACAAGACAGGACCTTCCCACCATATATCGGTAATGGCGTGTGATACTCGATCTAAATCTATTAGAGATGATTCAGGGTGATTTAACTCAGAAAGAGCTGTCCCTTTTTGAATCATTTTTTTATAGTTGTCAGCTTCTCTTTTGAGAATCTTTTCAGGATACAC